ATTGCTGCTTCAGGCAAATATCGCTCACCCGTCTTGCTTGACGGTTTACCAGACTTAGTGCGCCACTTCTGGTCGCCCCAGTCTTTGAGCGATTTCTGAGGAGCTTTCAATCTCTGTACCCTCCACCGGCTTCCTTGTACTTCTTAGCAACAAGCTGCGCTTTACGGGCCGACCATTGGCCTGCGCCAGTACCGTGGGTTGCTGCGGCTTTTACTTGAGACACAATCTTCTTGCGAAGACCGGGTTTGGTGTAGTTACCAGCAGCGTTGACTTTGCCGCCTTCCGCATATTGCGTGAAATCAGTGTCGTCACGGCGAGCTGTACGCTTGCCTTTGGGCATTTTACTGGGGGCTATATCCCCCATCCCACGGCTGGCCATCATAATTTAGCACTTTCCGCCGTTACGCATGGCAACCATTGTGCCCTTAGTCTTGCCTTTTTGAGCAATACCATCAGGTGTCTTACCAGTCTTCACCGCGCCCATCTTTGATGGAGCCATGCCGCCTTTAGCCAACTTGGTCATAGGCTGACCTTTGTGCAAACGGCCTTCGTGTTTGTTCACGGCCTTCTGCATCATTTTCTTGTCCATTTTCACGTCTTCGTGTTTCATATCGCCACCTTTAGAAAATTTGCGGCCCTTGTCCGCTTGATTAAAGTCTTTGCCCACGGACTGTGGGACGCCTACTTTCTTAGCAAACGCTGGGTTGTTAGCCACCGCCGCCATGAAATTGTGTTGTTTTTTGGAACTACTCGGCATCGGGTTTACCTTTCCTACCAAACAAATTTCTAATAGTCTCAGTTTCCCAGATGCGGATGCCGGTCCACACAATTGTAAATATGGCGGCTACAGACGGCAACATCTCAACTAAGGTTCCTACGACGGTCATTATCGACAAAGCGTCGACAATATTTTTAGCAGTTTCGTGTGACTCGCTCATATCAGCAGTTCCATGCCCGCAGGCTTTTGTTAATACGAGAGTCAGGATCTTTGGCCGTCTTCGCGCTGGTCAGCTTTTTCTTCATGCCTTCCATCCGGGCGCAGAAAGAGTCGCGGCGTTTGCCGCCCTCGGGTTGCGGAGCCTTCAAGCCCGGCTTGCCGGGATTTGCTTTGTTGTACGAGGCCCGTCCCTTGGCGTTCAAGCCGCCCTTCTCCGATTTGCCTTCTTTCCTCTGCCATGCTGGTGTCTTAGCCATTTGCTACTTTCAGTTTGGTCTTACGGATAGCTTCAAGTAAAGGCATTACGACCTCTTCTCTGAAGTTATTTTCAAATGTATCTGTGCCAACGTGTGGAAGACTGATGTCTACGTCTGCATAGATCTTAAACCCGTGCTCCGCAGCGCGGTCACAGAACAGATAGTCTTCACCAAGGTAGTGACCATCTTTAATTTCAAAATCAAATACGCTGCAAATATCTTCACCCTTGAAGTCGTAGAACCACTCAGGATGCGCAACAACCATCGTCTCTAGGACATGGCGCTGTATCAGCATAAAACCCGTACCAACGCGCTTTAAACGCATCAGTGAGCCATCAAACTCAAGGTCTTGGTTTTCATCAAAGTACAGATCGGCAAAAAAGTTACGATCCTTGGATCTGCGTGGGTACATACCAGCGGTAATGTCTTTGCCCCCACTCTGCGCCATTAAACGCAAGATGTCATCTGCCGTAGCAATCACATCGGAATCAATAAACAGCAGCTCTGTAGCATCGGATTTGAGGAACTCATGCACCAATTGGTTTCTAGCCATAGTGATGATTGAGCACCCAGATACATCGCCCATATTGACGGCAACACCAAACTGCATAGCCTTGGGCATTAACGCCGCAATGTTGTACGCGAGTTTGATATTGATCTTACCGTCATACGCTGGGATAGCTATGAATAGCTTACGCCCAGCCAGAACTGCTTGTTTTGCTTCAGCCATAGAACGCCGTAATTTTTGCGGTTGCAGGTAATGTCACATGGATGCTAGTTGCAAACAAAATACCTTCGCCGGGAATAGGCATGGTAATTGGCTGCGTTCCAGTTCCAATATTAAACTGCAACAATACAGTACCGCTTGCGCCGCCATTACGGAAGATAACATCTCCAGCTGTACCACCAGAAATGCAATGGTATCCTTTAAGTCTGTTGCGTCCAGACACCATAGTGCCTGTAGCTTCAACGTGCACTGCTTTAACGTCGGTTTGCATACCCATAATTAATCTCCTTTAAAACGGGGGCCGAAGCCCCCTAGATCAATTAATCGTTTTGTTGGCCAAGCAATGGGTCAGCAACGAAGTACAGAATCGTACCAGTGATAGAACCACCGGTAGGAGCATCGCCAGAAGTACCGCCACCAGTGATAGTCACCAGTTTAGTTGCAGACATGGTTGTGCCCATGTTAGCGCCAGCAGTAGCTGAAGCCATATTGATTACTAACTTGCCTGTGGTAGCAACAGCAGCAGACACCAAGCCTGTGTTTGTAGCAGTAGAAGTACCGTACAAAGTGAAGCCCATGTCAAAGGTGGGAGTTGTACCGCCAGTGGCAGCGCAAACAGCTTGGATCTCAACAACGATAGCACCAGCAGGCAAAACAACTGCGGGAGCGCCAGTGGCTGAAGAAATTTTAGCGGATGTACCAGCAGCAGAAGCGCCGGAAATGTAAAACTGGGCGGCCATTAAGCCGGAGCCACAATAAGCGGTACGAGTTTGATCGCCGCCACCAGAACGCCAGATACTTTGGGTGGTTGATAATGCCATGATAAATTGTCCTTACATACAAGATCAGCGCATCAATCGGTATGTCGTCTGCCGGGTCAGTTTGATGCACCGGGAACCCCGGGGTATTTGCAATATATCATGACGATTCTTGTGGTGCAACAAGTTTGTTGGACTTCTTTAAATTTTCTTCTTGCGTAATGACACGTAGGTTCCATGGCACGTGCAAGCCGCACACATCTTCACCTTGCAATGGGATTTCGTGATCCACCGCATGACGAATGCCGGTTGCTCGACTAAGCTCAATTGCAAGCCGGTACTTCAAACGTATCTCCATTTTTTGTTCGGCGCTCAACCACTTAGGTGTGGCTTGACGAAAGCGACGACGGCGTAAGCTAACAAGCTCTCGGTACAACTCTGGATTGGCTTCCTTGTATTTTTGTTTATATTGGTTTTTGGCAACATCCGGGCGTCCTTGCGCGCGAGCAATAACGGTTTCTTTATTACGCCCGTAGTAATCACGTTTAGCTTTTTGCCCGGCATCGGATTGGTTGTACTGTTTGAAATATTCTGCGCGCTCAACATTGCCTTTTGCCCATTCGACTTGCAAGCACTCGACGCAGGACCCCTTGGTTTTGCGTGCCGCAATGTGCCCGTGTTTGCAGGGTTGTCCAGTGAAATAATACTTACTGCCGGTTTTCTTAGCTTCTTCTCGGGTTGCGGGTAGGTTTGTGGTATCCATTTTACGGTCCTTTTGTTACGATACCGGTAATTGTACCACAAAAGAAAAGGGGCCGAAGCCCCTTATCAAATCCAGATGGATTAGGCTCCGGGAGAGCCAAAAATACCGAGTGGATCAGAAACGCCGAAGCTATAACGCTCGCGAGCTTTGTATCTCACGTTGCCGGTGTCAAAATCCCCGTCCATTCCAGTGCTCATAGGAGTACGGACGAAGTGCTTCAAGCCGTTAGGCACGTCAGTCAACAGGAACCAAGCATTGGTGTCTGTCAAGAAGTGGTTAACGCAGTAGCCATCAGGAATAGAACCGTTGTTCTTCAATGCGTTGATGTCATTGTCGTTAGTACCAACGCGCAACTCGGTCTCGAGCAAGCGGGTAGCAACGAACATCAATGAAGGAGGAACAACCAACTTCTTGGGCTTAGCGGCGATCAGCAAACCACGCTCGTCTGTCCAAGCAGCGATCTGAATAACGGCATTCTCAAGAGAAGTCTCGTTCAGGTCAGAAGCGGTAGATGGAGTGTTGCTGTTAGTGCCACCGGAAACCAAGGGGTGTGCTGTTGAGCACAACACTTGACCGTCGCCGTATGTAGGGCCGCCAGTGAAAGCGTTGTTCAGGACGTAAGCGGCCTTAACTTGCTTTGTGTAAGCCATACCACGGGCCAGAGCCTTGGTATAACGTGAAGACAAGCTGTCATACAAGTTATCTTCCACAGCTTCCTCAGTGATGGAGAAGCCCATCGCAATGGTTTCGTGGGTGTAACGTGCAGTCCATGCTTCTTGTGCGTTGTCATAAGCGATGGCAGAGCCCTCGTTCTTAACAGGTGCAGCAGAGAAACCAGAAAGCTTTGTCTCTTCTTCGAAGCTACGCTCAGATGACTCTGTTTCGTAGATCTCTTTGTGCTCTTCGCCGTATTTAGCGTACTCAAGACCGAACAATGCGTTCAAGCCGGGGAGCAATTCTTTGAGCAGTTGTGCGCGTGAAATAGCCATTTGTTACTCCTTAAACACCAGTGGTGTCAGTGTATTGGTGCAAGTTGAACTTGACCAAGAATTCAAAGTAAGTCGTAGCGGCAACGTTAGCTGCGCCAGTGGCTGTATCAGGTACAACATCAACGACACGAATAGGAAGCGTAGCTGTAGTACCAGCGGACGCGCCGTCAATACCATAGAACGAATCACCAGTTGTGGTGCTACCGGTGTTAACAGACAACGCAACGTTGGAACCAACCAATGCACGGCTAAAAGCTGTAGGCACGGTAGTTTGACCGCTGGTAGCTGCAACACGGAAGACCGCATTGGGATCATCCACAACAAAGCCAAAGGCCAATTGTGTAGATGTAGACTGGGCAGCAGGGTAGTACTGACCGTTGGTAAATTGACCGCTGGAATTTGTGTAGCTGCAACCAACCAACACACCAATGCTGTCGCCAGAATTAGAAGTGGTGTTTGCAATCAAATAACCATTGGTATCTACCTGAACAGTATCACCATTGAAAATTGCAGTAGCGTAGCCAGCTGCAATAGGGATTTGACGGATCGCTCCGGCGTAGGGCAGACCATCCAATCGGTTGATTGGCTTCAGACCATACGTCTTAGAAACGGTAGGATATGCCATTTAAGACTCCAAAAAAATTAAGTACCTTTTCCGAAAGTGACCGTGGACTTACGTTCTTTGAACATAGGCATCCTCGGATCATTCTCGCGCATGTAAGTGTTGTCTACTGACTGCATCTGAGCTTCCGATTGTTTTCGGTAGTACTCATTGCGCTGTTCAGTAAATTCCACAGGTGTTTTGCAAAGCAACAAACCGCCGACTTCAATACTGTCAGGAAACTTCCCGTTGGAAGAGCCAAACAGACGGATTTCGGGATGGTCAGAAGCCTTAACAGGTTCCCAGCCTTCGCGTAACTTACCGGAAATGTTTGTGGCATCGTCTTTACCTTGTGACGAAATCCTGATCCAGCGAAACGCATAACCAGCCTCCGGATTGGGGTCTGGTAGAAGTTGTGGGGGCATCCATTGCTTAGGACGCTCCATCTTCTCGCGGGTATCAAGTTCACGAGTCATACGGTTAGATTTTTCCATTTTCATTTCCTCATTTCTTCAGCAACCTTACGGGCGTACAGTTCCAATGGAACTCCCAACCGCTTGGCGAGATTCACCTGTGTTTGCGTAAGCACGATTTTTTTAGGCGCTGTGCTACGGGTTGCAGGTGCAACGACATTGGATTTGGTGCGTTGAGGTTTCGCATCAACGGACTCTCCGGCTCCAACTTGGTCGGGGAATCTTTCCCTAATGTCAGCGTTAATACGTCGATAGTATTCGTCACTGCCACTTGGTATTCCTTCGCTCACCAGATCTTCATGCAAGCCTAAAGCATAGGCTGTCATACGTTTGTTGCTTCCAAACCACTGATTTTGGTCTTGCCATGCAAGTAGTTTTTCGTCAACTGGCGCAGCTCTGGTGGGCTGTTGGTTGATTTGTACAGGAGTTTCTTCCTCCTGTAAAGGGGTAGGTTTAAAATTATTTACTTTGTCTGCGCGGATCTTTGCGATAGTGAGTGCTTCTTGAGCCTCAACTAACTTGTCAGAATCCCCAGATTCGTAAGCTTCTTTGTACATGCGCTTCGCGGTTTCGACCTCATTAGAGACCACGCGTTTAGCTTGTTCCAAGAGAGCGGTCTGGTTTTGATTGACAGAACCTTTGAGCTTTTTGTTTTCTTCCAGCACGGCTTGCGCCAAGCGAAGAGCTTCTTCACGTTCGCGCTCTGCTGTCTCTTTTGCGCGACGCTCTTCGTGGTAGCCCTTGGTAAAGTGCTTAATACGCTTTTGTACGCCCTCATCGTACTTAGCCAACTCCTCGTCTGTCACATCTTTGGGAGGCTCAGCCATGGGCTTGCGGCCACGGTCTTCGGCAGGGGTGTCGTCTACGACTTCAATTTCAGGTTCGCTTTCACCTTCAACTTCAAAGTCAACTTTTTCTTCAGCCTTAGCCTCTTTGCTTTCAGCTTCGTCGGGGAATTTAAATTCGTCTTTTTCGGCCATGGTTTACTCCTTAGTTAGGGCGTTGGATACCACGAGGGTCTTGCACAACAGCCTGAACGGAATCATCATTGATGAGTCTCCACTCTGTACCGTGAATCTTCATGCGGGTTCCCGTGTTAGGACGTACTAACACAAAGTCACCAACTTTGCAGCTTGGACCAGACGGAAATCGGGTCGCGTCTTTGAACGCATCAGGGCCAATCTTTGCAACAAACAACACGGGGGATAGAAGCTCCTCGTGGTATATCGCGGTAGCTGACTTCAAAATGCCGGTTTCACTAAACTCTTCTTCTGCCTTGGGCAACATACACAGCAAGTGATACGTCGCTGGATCAGGCACTTGTTTGGCTTTTTCTTCGGCGGAGGTATTGAGCACCCCGCTTAGATCAACCGCACTGACATCAAATTCACTCATCTTCATATTCCTTAGTTTTTCGCACGAGGTCAGCAAGTTCATACTGCGCGGTTTGCAGACCCCGGATAGTTCCGCACAGTTCTTTGTAGTGGTCGTGGGATTTAGCTCCACCACCACTGACAACATCGACCAATTGCTTGACATGCTCGTCAAGTTTTTTGTTTAACACCTCAAGCAAACTGGCCATGATTACTCCTTATTACCTTGTAATAACCGTTGAATTCTGTCTAGATCAGCATGCTTCATCTTCTGTTCATGGACTTGCCCGCCATGAGCCATCTTCTGCTGAACCTGAGCTTGCTGCTGAGCCATAGCTTGCTGCTGTTGCATCTGGGCTTGTTGTTGCTGAGCTTGCGCTTGCTGCAACTCCATTTGTTTAGCCGCTATCTCTAAGCCATGCAACTCTTGAGCTTGAGCAATTTCTTGCTGTAGTCGCATCGCAGCAAGTGCTGGGTCTTCGCCACCGCGAGTCGCGCTTTCTTGCGCCTTGAGTGACAACTCCTCAGCCTTAATTTGCAAGTCACCCTTGACCTTGAGCTGTTTGGTGTCAGCGTCTTGCTTCTTGATCTGGAGTTCAGCTTGTTGCATCTGAATGATCGGATCTTGGGCTTGTTGAGCAGCTTGCTGCTGAGCCTGTTTAGCCTTGTCCATTGCAAGAAGTTGCGTAGAAGCCTGAGCCACCAGTTTAGAGATCTGCACTTCGGCGTTCTCATCCAACTTAGCATCAGGTGCAGGCAGGGTTGCGCCCAGTTGCTCCTGAATTTTCTGACGGTACTGGAACGCAACGTGCTCTGAAACGTGAGCCATGATCGCAGCTTGAATCTGCTGAGCCATTGGGTTCTGACCAATCTGTCCCATCACAATTGGGTCTTGCATCATTGATGTGTGAACTGCAATGTGAGCATCGTGATCTTGGTAGATAAACGCTTTAGTCGGCTTGCCAGTCAAGAACGACATGTTCTCAGACACAGGGTCACGAGGGGTCTGGTCGTCATCTATCGGCACGAGCTTGTCTGCGTTTTTGATACCTAAAACCTCAATCATCTGGCGATGCAACAAGGGCAAGTCATAAATCTGTGGAGCGCCTTGAGCCAGCTGAATAACAGCTTGGTACTGCATGATGCGCTGCGCCATCGTTGCACTGTTGGGGTCACTGACTGGAATTACCGACACCATGTCGTAGTCAGCTTGCTTGGCTTGACGATCACCTTCTGCTGGGTCGTAGCTGTACTCTTCTGGCGTATGGTCACGAATAATGTTGCGCAGAAGCTGGAACTCTTGCTTCATTGAGTAGTGAATACGCGCTTGAACAGCAGACATCGTCTTGAGCTGACGCTCCAACAGAGCCAGCGTTGTACCCACTGGGGAGTTGGCGGACATATCGCTAACGTTCATGTCAGCAATAGAACCCAGACGACGGCCTTCTTCGGTTACTTTATCTAAGAGACTTGCCAGAACTTGTGACGGTTCTTTGTATGGCAGCGCCATGATGTTATCTTTAACCGAGCCACTGGGCACGTCCACATCCCGGAACTCGCCGGGACTAATTGGGGTATCGTCGTCCTTAATACGCAGACCACGAGTCTTAAGACCACCGGGCAAGTTAGACAGCGTGCCAGCGTCAATTAATTGACGGATCAGGGAAGTGCCTGCACGGGCATAGCCACCGATTAAGTGGATCAAGCCAAGACCATAAGCACCGAAGCCGGGTACGTATGTGTACTGTACGAAGTGTTGGCGTTTTAATTTCTTCTTGTCATCCTCTTCCCAGTTACGACGGATGGCGAGCACTGTACTAGTGCCGCGCTCAATGGTAATAACATAAGGAAGCGCAATGCCATCTTCGTCTTCATAACCGGGCAGGTCGTAGTCGATGTGCACCTCAAGGATCTGATAGCGGTCGTCGTCTGTCAGGCTGTAACCCTGATCTTCCGCTTTCTTCTTCTCTACGTCTGTGTGAATCGCAACAGGCTCACCCAAGTCTTCATCAACGTAAAAGCCCGCGACTTGTAATTTCTTTAAGTCATTCTTGGTCTTGCGCATGACGTGAGTCAAACGCTCTGCTGTGTTGGCACTGGACGCGCCATACGGAATAATAATGTCTTCAGCAGGAATAAACATCGCCACCTGACGGTCAAGCGACGGGTCAAAATAAACTTTCTTGAACGCTGCACCGGCCAGTCCAAGGTTGTACAACATGCGCTCATGCTCTGGGCGGTACTCAGTCATCACCTCGGTGAGCTGGTAGTTCATGTCATCTCTTACACGCTCCGCCGCTTGTTCCTTAAGTTTGTCAATCGCACCGACAATCTCTGTTTTAACTGGACCCGCCGCTGGGAACGTTTCAATAATCGTCTCACTCTGGAAACGAACGGCAGCTTCGGTAAGAACAGTCGAAAATACACCACACGCCCCCAACCATGGCTCAGTACGCTCTTCATATTTCATCCCCAAAACGTCAAGACCTTTGACATACATGTCCACCCACTCTTTGCGGGAGTTAATGTCTGCGTCCACCATCTCAATAATGTCGCTAGCCACCTCAGCCAGCTCACCGGAGTCCATGTTTTCTGCAAGGTTAGCGTCAAAAGCTTCCTCGGTCTCATCCGGCATGAGGTCGATCTCCATACCATCCAGCCCAATTCGTACGCCATCGGGGTTCTCAATCTCGATCTCAATCACGGGCATGTCGCCCGTATCGTCCAACGCGTCCAAGCCCAGTGGAGCTTGCGACAATGAGGGGAACATATTAGTAGCCATTGTTTGTCCTTACGGTATGCTTAGTAGTACGCCTGCCGACGGGCGACGTAACGGGGTTCATTATCCTCGTGGTCACTGCTCAAGCGCAATAGCCCACCCTTGCGAATTCTCATCAAGGCAAGTGTCATTGTGTCAACCTCGTCGTCATGCTCGCCCGCAGGAAACGCTAAGATCTCCTCCACAGTGGCCGCAGCCCACGCATTCTCGGGGAACCACACATGCCCAGACGCAAACATATCTGCCACGGCGTTAAGTCTGGCAATCTTGTCCTGACCCTTACCCGGACTGAAGTCCTGCACAAATATACCTGACCTTCGCATCTCGTCAATCAACGGCTGACCGCTGGCTTTAGCCTCAACAATTACGCTGTCGGGCTGCCACTCTTTAAACTGCTCGTGCGCCATCGCTTTTAACTCCGGGAACTCATATTTCCCCTTGACCTTGTTCAGCAGGATGACGTTCTCCGTCCCGTCGTCCTCATTTGTCCACGTACCCCACGTATGGCACACAGAAAAGTCAGACCGCTGCTTGGTGGTAAGCGCCGTATCAAACGACTGCACAATAAAGTTAATTTTAGGCGGATCATCCTTCTCCCACCAGCGTATCCAGTCCCGTTTTATGATCGCAGCCTCGGCTGCGGTTGGGTTTTGCTGGTACTGAGCGTACCACTGCCACATAATGTGGTGCATTGACGCCCGGGTTTGCTGTAGAGCTTCGAGTGACCACTGCTCTGGCCAGATTGACTTCTCTTCTTCTGTGTTTTCGTTCAAAATTGCAGGAAATTCGAACGTTTCGTACTTGTCCCCGCCCTCATTCATGGCAGAGTCTTTAATTAGCCGCCCAATCAGGTCCCGCTGGTGCCACCTTGTGTGTAATACGCAGATTTTTCCCTCTGGCATGAGACGAGTACGCAAACCAGCACTGAACCACTCGTAAGTTGAGTCAAGGGAGCTGGTGTTTCCGGCCTTAATGTCCTGTTCTGACAGCGGATCGTCAGCAATAATCAGGTGAGCGCCCCGTCCGGCCAACGCACCACCCACACCAATTGCAAAATACTCACCACCTTTGGTCGTATTCCACTGCGCAGCCGCTTTTGCATCGCTTGCGATGCTCGTGTTTGGGAAAATTGCCTTGTATTCGGGCGTATTGATGAGATTTCGCACCTTACGGGCCATGACAACCGCCAAATCTGCAGTGTGTGAGGCAACAATTACCTTGTGGTCGGGGTGTTTTCCCAAGTACCAAGCCGGATAGTAGATAGAAATCATCTGAGACTTACCCATACGAGGGGCCATCGACACAGCAATACGGTTTTTCTCGTTAGTTTCTACCTGCATCAGCAGGCCGCCCAGCCTTTTTAAGTGCGCACCAAACTTGTAGTTAGGATCAATTGCAGCAATGAACGACAAAAAGTCGTTTTGGGCCAAGCTTTGCCGCTTCCTGCCGTCCAACTCATCGAACATGGCAATTAATTCAGCCGCCTCATCCTTTGGCAGCTTCTTTGAAATCCGCTCAATCAACTCTGGCGTTAGTGTTTGGTCCATGTTGGCTTAAATGGCTTCGATGTCGCTGACGTCAATCTGGATTTTCTTGGTCTCGGGCTTGGAATTGTCCACCACTTCGGCTTCCAAAACTTTGGTCAAGCGTTCACGTAGCATCTGCTCCAGCTCTTCAGTAGGCCGGTGCCGCATTGTGATTTCTGTCTTGTCGGTGAAAAGCCCAACGTCGCTGATCTTGCCCAGCATCTCTAAAGACTTCATCCGGATCCGTGGGTCGGCATTGGCACTTTCCATGATGAGCTTGTTTGTTACGTAGGTCCTGATCTGCTGCGCCGACTTGATAACCACCTGATCGTATTCAGATAGCAGAGACTGCAGATACACCACCATGCCGGGGGACGACAAATCCTCGTCGGATGCAAGCGCATTACCGGAAAACACACTGCGTGCTTTCTCTTTGTCTTCGTCAGAAATTTCGTTGGGGGCGGGCAGATTGTTAGTGTCTACTAACGCGGACATGGCAGCAGCCACGCGTGTCTCCAGCGACTCGAATGTCGGGGAGTAGTTCGCAAGCGGAACGTCGTAGTCTATAACTGGTGTGTACATGGGAGGGAATCGCACTCCTTAGTGAATTTGTGTTGGCCGACCGGGTCCCCCCAATCCTGCGCGCACGAGTTTCCTATTACGCTAGCCAACGCCTGCATTATATATGTTATTTTTTTCATGTGCACTTTATTTTTGCATGGGGGGTGTTTCCTATATTGAGGGGGTGGGGTCGGCGGATTGGGATTTTTGTTTGGCGTAGCGGGTATATTTTGGATTAGGCTGGGCTATAGCTCGTTATAGCATGGTGGTTAAGTGGTGTTGGGGGATACAACACTCAGCGTATAGCGGACGGGGACTCCGGTTGCCCACAGCTTGGGGTTGGGGGGCGGTGGGGTCAAGATCCTGCCAAAGTTCTAAGGTTAGGTCTTTGGGTAACTATTGACAATCGGGGCGACTTCATGCACAATTGAGGCATCAGTTAGCAATGACTGATATTTAAATCAACTCTATTCAAAGGTAATTCAAATGACATACGTTTCAAAATCCATCGTCTCCACAATCTTCAAAGCCTTCGAGGGCGAAGCAAAGGCCGTACAAAAAGCCCGCGCCATTCAAGATCAAGCCATTCAGCAAGCCTTGGATGTAATAACCCTTGCATGCGACAAGCCCAAGGCCGAATTCATGAAGGGCAACGCAAAGACAAACCCAGCCCGCGCGGAGGTCAAGGGTATATTTGACGGCCTAGTTGAAAAGGGTTTTATCTCCAAGGCATCGGGCGCTCAATATCAATCGGCCTTTTGGATCGCCTTTGAGACGGGCGTTGAATTTCAACGTGATCTAGTCAACAAAAAGTCAGACGCTAAAAAAGAGGCAACACCAAAGGCCGGAAAAGTGACAAGCACTTCGCGCACTGACTTGGACAAAACGCTAAGCAAAGCCTTAGCTCAAGCGCGCATGTTGGGTCTGACAGAATTCGCGGCGGAAATGCTTGATCTTTGCATCGAATCATTAGACGGGTTTAAAGAGACAGTGCTTGACAAGTGATTGACCCCAACCCAACCGGCCCGCGCAAGCGGGCTTTTTTTCGTCCCGAGTTTTCTGTATAGGCGCGTATAGTATGCGTCTATAAAGCGTCATAGTAGTCTGACCGTGCGGGAGAGTGAGCGGGCGGGCGCGCGTACGCGAGCGTGCGTGAGCGATGGCAATGGGGGAAATCTTATAAGCTTAGAAGTTTGGCATGCGTGTTACAATGTAACAAAAAAAGCAGATTTGTAACAAAACGAGTGTAACGCATGTAACCTGCAAAAATGAATACTAAGCGTTACAAAAACAAGCAGAAGAAGAAGAAAATATATATAATATGTATATATGTTACATTGTAACGCGTTTTTTTGGGAGCAGCGGTCAAAAATTAAAACGGTACAGTTCGTTATAGGTGTGTCTGTATGTCTATATCGATCTATATGGAATTTATTTTTGACTCGTGTAACCCCAAAACCCCTGTTACAGCGTAACAACCCCAAAAACCATAATTGAGTATATATAATTCGAATCGTAAGTTGTTGATTTCATTAGAAACGCATTATAGCACCCCCGTAACACCTCCCCTGTAACATCCCCCACCCCTTTCGTAACATCGTAACACGCACCCCCCAAACTTCTAAGCTTAGAACTTTCGCTTCGCTCAGTTGACCACGTCTATAAACCCGCTATAATCTGCCCACCACAACCTCTTTATAGGACAACTATGACACAAGAAGTCTACACCCTCG